CTATACTTGCTGAGAATAACAAACCTAGATTACTCTATCATTTTAAGCGTAGAGGCTATAGAGGTTATTCGATGAACCGACCTGACAGATTATGGAACAAGCTTTCCGTAACTGAAAAAGAAATTGGAGGTATTCCAAACTCAAGCATGGATATGAAACAATCTCATGCGGCAGCTATAGAAATGTATATCAATGAACACGTTGGTCAAATAGCTGAAGGAGAATACGGTACAATGTATTTTAACGACACGTTAAATGATTGGTCTAAATTTGATATGAATAATAGAACAAAGTATGATGCGGCTATTAGTTCGGGACTTGCAATTATGGCATGTCACAAAGATTTATATAGACCAATTGGACAACAACAAAAAACAAAATTAAACCTCAAGATTGCTAGATATAATCAAAGTGGTTTTAATTCAACAATAATAAAATAACATGGCAAAATCCTATACCACAGGTACTTACTTTCCAAGCCAAGTTGCTAGTGACCAAGAAAAAATGTCATATGAATATGGTCTTAAAGTGGGGCGAGCTATTCAAAACGAATGGTTTGCTACTAGTAGAACTGGTGACACAAGGTATAATAGCAATCAACATACTTTCCATAATCTAAGATTATATTCAAGAGGCGAGCAGCCTATACAAAAGTATAAAGACGAGTTATCAGTTAATGGTGATTTATCTTATTTAAACTTAGATTGGAAGCCGGTACCTATATTATCTAAGTTTGTAGATATTGTAGTAAATGGTATTGCCGATCGTTCTTTTGATGTTAAAGCATATTCTCAAGACCCTTACGGTGTAGAAAAAAGAAGCAAATATTTAGAATCTATTGTAAGAGATATTCAAACTAAAGATCTTAATGAATATGTTGAGCAAGAGTTTGGTATTAATCTTTTTGAAAACGATCCTGGAAAATTACCAGCATCTCAAGAAGAGTTACAGCTACACATGCAGCTTGACTATAAGCAAGGTATAGAAATAGCTGAAGAAACAGCAATTAACACTCTTTTAGATAGTAATAATTATGATCTAACTAAAAGAAGATTATACTATGACTTAGCAACTATAGGTATAGCTTCTGTTAAAAATGTTTTTAATGTTGCTGAGGGCATTAAAATTGAATACGTTGATCCAGCAAATTTAGTATACTCTTATACTGAATCGCCTTATTTTGATGATATATATTATGTAGGCGAGGTAAAAAGCGTAACAATATCAGAGCTTAAAAAACAATTTCCAGATTTAACACAAGAGTTATTAGAAGAAATAAAACAAAAAGGAACGCATTACGCGAAAAATAATTATAACGTTTCAATTAATAACAACCGTGAATACGATTCTAATTCTGTAAACATTCTTTACTTTAATTATAAAACTTATATGAATGAGGTTTATAAAGTTAAAGAAACAGCTACAGGTGCAACAAAAGTTTTAGCAAGAGACGATCAATTTGATCCGCCTATTGAATCTTTTGAAAATGAATATGGAAAACTTTCTCGTTCTTTAGAAGTCGTATACGAAGGTGTTTTATTAATGGAATCTGATATACTTTTAAAATGGGAGCTTTCTAAAAATATGATGCGCCCTAAGTCTGATCAGACAAAAGTAAAAATGAATTACGGTATTGTAGCACCACGTATGTACAAAGGCCGTATAGAATCTTTAGTAAGTAGATGTACAGGTTTTGCTGATATGATTCAGCTTACGCATTTAAAAATGCAGCAAGTTATGCAAAAGATGATGCCAGATGGCGTATATCTTGACGCAGATGGTCTTGCTGAAATTGATTTGGGTAACGGTACAAATTATAATCCGCAAGAAGCCTTAAACATGTTCTTCCAAACAGGTTCTGTTATTGGCCGTTCGTTTACGCAAGAAGGTGATATGAATCCTGGTAAAGTACCTATTCAACCTTTACAAACAGGATCAGGCGGACAAAAACTACAAACTCTTATACAGACTTATAACTATTACTTGCAAATGATTCGTGACGTTACGGGTCTTAATGAAGCGCGTGATGGGTCTATGCCTGATTCAAGAGCTTTAGTTGGTGTGCAAAAATTAGCAGCGGCTAATTCTAACACAGCTACAAGACATATACTTGATTCTGGCTTGTATTTAACTGCGCAATTAGCAGAAGGTTTATCATTAAGAATTTCAGACGTTTTAGAATATAGCCCTAGTAAACAAAGCTTTATTCAAAAAATAGGCGGGTTTAACGTTGGTATTTTACAAGAATTAGATGACTTGCATTTACATGACTTTGGAATATTTATTGATTTAATGCCTGACGAAGAAGAAAAGGCTAGACTAGAAAATAATATTCAAACAGCTCTTTCCGCAAGTCTTATAGATTTAGAAGATGCTATTGATATTAGAGAAGTTAAAAATTTAAAGCTTGCTAATCAATTGCTTAAAGTTCGTAGAAAGCAAAAGCAACAACGTGATCAAGCAATGCAACAGCAAAATATACAGGCTCAGGCACAAGCAAATGCGCAATCGCAACAAGTTGCAGCTCAAGCAGAAGTACAAAAAGATCAAGCACTATTCCAAACTAAAGTTCAATTAGAGCAGCTTAAAGCACAAATGGATCAGCAAAAAATGCAAGCTGAGGTTAATGCTAAGAAAGAACTTATGGCTCTTGAGTTTAATTATAACATGCAACTTAAAGGCATTGAGGTTGAGGGTCAAAAATCTAAAGAGCAAGAAAAAGAAGACCGCAAAGACGAAAGAACAAAAATTCAAGCTACTCAACAAAGCGAATTAATAGAACAAAGACAAAACCAGTCAGCCCCAAAGAACTTTGAGTCAGCGGGTAATGACATACTTGGAGGTGGTTTCGGTTTAGGTACCTTCGATCCTAAGTAATAATAACAGTATATAATTATATAATATTTTATCATGAGTGAAGAAACTACTAACCCGGTGGCTAACGTTGCAGACGATGGCACCATTAAAGTTAATTTAGATGCCCTTCAAAAGCAAAGCACAGATGAGGTTCCTGTACGCAACGAACCCGAAGTTAGCGAAGAGGTACAGCCAGAAAACGTCGAGCAGCCAGTTGAAGAACCTGCCCGAGAAGAAGAAAAGCCCGTTGAAGCTGCAGAACCAGAAGTTCAAAATGCCGAAAACGTTGAAAAAAATGAATCTGTTTTAACAGAAATTATAGAAGAAGAGGTTGAAGAAGCTGTTGAAGCAGTGCAAGAAGAAGTTGCGGATGCGATTGAAGAAGCACAAGAAACAGGTCAGCCTTTACCTGAAAACATTCAAAGTGTTGTAGACTTTATGAATGATACAGGTGGCACATTAGAAGATTATGTAAAATTAAATACTGATTATGCTTCATTAGACGAAAATCAGTTATTAAGAGAATACTATCAGTCTTCTAATCCAAACTTAGACACTGAAGATATATCTTTTCTAATGGAAGATAAATTTTCTTTTGATGAAGAAATTGATGACGAGCGAGAAGTACGTCGTAAAAAAGTTGCAAGAAAGCAAGCTTTATCAGAAGCTAAAAATCATTTAGAAGGATTAAAGTCTAAATATTACCAAGAAGTTAAGATGGGTTCAAATCTGAACCCTGAACAACAGAAAGCGATTGAGTTTTTCAATCGTTATAATAAAGAAAACGAAGAGGCTAGTAAAGTTGCAAAAGTTTTTAATCAAAAAACCGATCAAGTGTTTTCAGATAAATTCGAAGGTTTCGATTATCAAGTTGGAGACAAAAAGTATAGGTTCAAAGTTAAAAATGCAGATAAAGTTAAAAGTAGCCAAAGCGACATTAACAACTTTGTCAAGAAGTTCTTGAATGAAAAAGGGGAAATGTCAGATGCTAAGGGATACCATAAATCTTTATTTACTGCAATGAATGCTGATCAAGTTGCAAAACACTTTTATGAGCAAGGCAAAGCCGATGCAATGAAAGATAGTATTGAGCGCTCAAAGAACGTTGACATGAGCCCGAGAGGGGCACATCAAGAATATACAGCGGCAAATGGGTGGAAAATACGAGCTGTCGACGGTGATACCAGCAGTACAAAGCTTCGCGTTAATTTTAAAAAGTAAATAACCCATTTAAAACTAATTAAAAATGGCAATAGCAAGCTCAGGTGCGGCATTAGCGCATCTAACTCCGCGTCCTACAAAAACTCTTTTTGGGGACAACTACATCGCTTTAGACGCGATGGATTTTACACAACAGTTCCTTCCTGAGGTATACGAAAAAGAAGTTGAGCGTTTTGGAAAGCGTACAGTTTCTGGTTTCTTACGTATGGTAGGAGCTGAAATGCCAATGGCTTCTGACCGTGTTGTATGGTCTGAACAAGGTCGTTTGCATATCGCTTACTCAGGGCTAAGCTCTAATAACGTTAGTACAGGCGGTTCTGCTACAGTTACTGCATCTCAAATTACAGGTTTGCCTACTAATCACTTGATTGGTGCAGGACAAACTATAGTTGTATCTAATGGTGTTCTTACATCAAAAGCTCGTGTTATGTCAACAGCGACTAACGCTGCAACTATCGCTGTGTATGGTGAGGTTGATGGTAACCTTCAAGGTAACCTTAACAACGCTAGTAGCACTCTTAGCATTTTTGTTTACGGTTCTGAATATGGAAAAGGTTCTGGCGATGTGGGTAACTCATTCGATGCTCCATTTACTCAGTTTGATAACAAGCCTATCATTTTACGCGACAAGTACCAAGTAAAAGGTTCTGATGTTGCTCAAATTGGTTGGGTTGAAGTTACAACTGAAATGGGAACTAGTGGTTACTTATGGTACTTAAAGTCCGAGCACGAAGCACGCTTACGTTTTGAAGACTATCTAGAAATGTCTATGGTTGAAGCTGAAAAAGTTGGTACTCCCGTAGATAGTGGTAATGATACTCGTAATCAAGCGTTTGGTTCTTCAACTCAAGCCGGTGCACCTGCAACTGAAGGTATGGAAGGTATGTTTGCAGCTATTGAATCACGTGGTCTTATTTATAATGACTCTGATTTTGATGGTGCTGGTGGTTTATCTCAGTTTGATGATATTCTTGCTGAATTAGACAAGCAAGGTGCTATTGAAGAAAACATGCTTTTCTTAGATCGTGCTAAGTCTTTAGAAATTGACAACATGTTGGCAGCTCAAAATTCTTACGGTGCTGGTGGTACTTCTTACGGTGTATTTAACAACGAAGAAGATATGGCGCTAAACTTAGGATTTTCTGGTTTCCGTCGTGGTTCTTACGATTTCTATAAAACAGATTGGAAATACTTAAATGATTCTACAACTCGTGGATCTATTGGTGATATTGAAGGTGTATTAGTTCCTGCTGGTACTTCTACTGTATACGATGAAATCATGGGTCAGAACGTTTCTCGTCCATTCTTACACGTACGTTACCGTGCGTCAGAAGCTGAAGATCGTAGAATGAAGTCTTGGATTACTGGATCAGTTGGTGGAAACTTCACTAGCGCAGTTGATGAGATGAATGTACACTTCTTATCTGAGCGTACACTATGTGTTCAAGCAGCAAATAACTTCTTGTTATTGAAGAAAACTGTATAATTAATTTATACGGGTATATAATATTGTCCCCGGCTTCGGTCGGGGGCTTTATTCTTTTTTTATTTAATCATATTATATCATGGCACAAGCTAAAAAAGCGCCGGCTAAAAAGGCACCGGCTAAAAAACAAACGCCTGTAGCAGTAGAAGCGCCTACTGTAAATATTGGGGAAGAATCATACGCAACGCCTCCAATGCCTAAAAAACCTAAATGGGAATATAAAGACCGATTATATGAGTTAACTCAAAATCGTAAACCTCTTGTATTTACCATACCAACTATGCATACTGCTAAACGACCACTTTTATGGTTTGATCCTGAAAAAGGTTATCAAAGAGAATTAAAGTATGCTACAAATCAGCAATCTCCATTTGTTGATGAGCAAAAAGGAGTAGCTACATTAGGAAGAATAGTATTTAGAGATGGAGCACTTACAGTTCCTAAAGAAAAAGTTGCTTTGCAAAAGTTTCTTAGCTATCACCCTATGATGATTAAAGGTTTAATTTCAGAATATAAACCTGAAACAATTGCAACTTATCAAGTTGATTATATTGAAATGGAACTTGATGCAATGAATATTGCAACCAGCTTAGATATTGATGAAGCTGAAGCAATAATGCGTGTTCAGAACGGCTCTGCAGTTTCACAGATGAGTTCTAAGGAGCTTAAACGTGATTTACTTGTATTTGCACGTAACAATCCTAAATTGTTCTTAGATTTAGCAAATGACGAAAATGTACATTTGCGTAACATTGGTATTAAAGCTACTGAAATGGGCATTTTAAGATTATCTGATGATCAACGAACTTTCTTTTATGCAGATACCGATCGAAAAATTATGACGGTTCCGTTTGATGAACACCCTTATTCGGCATTAGCCGCATATTTCAAAACTGACGAAGGAATGGAAGTTTTGAATGTTGTTGAAAAACGACTATAAGACAATTAGTAGTTAGGCTCCTCTTATAGGGGCCTAATTACTATATAATAAATATAAAATTATGAGCGTAAACGTAAATACTGTTTATTCAAGAGTATTAGCAATACTAAATAAAGAACAAAGAGGTTTTCTTACGCCTCAAGAATTTAATCTATTTGCCAATCAAGCGCAGATGGACATATTTGAGCAATATTTTTATGACATCAATCAATTTGGTCGTCTACACGGTAATGATACTGAGTTCTCTGACATGCTCAACATTCTCAACGAAAAAATAGCTCCTTTTATTAAGGAAGGTACAACAACGTTTACTAATGGTGGTTTTCCACACCCTACCGATTTTTATAGATTAGGTAATATTAGGGTAGGAACTGTTAAAGCTCAAAAATTAAATAGAAATGAATTTTTATTAGTAAATTCTGCGCCATTAACCGCGCCTAGTAATAGCTTTCCAGTATTTTATGAAAATGAAAAAGGTTTTGTTGTGCATGCTAGTGCTCCTAACCCTCAGCAAAGTGGCGTTACAATAGATTATATTAGAAAACCCGCTACTGCATCATGGGTGGGAACAAACGTAAACGGTGTGCCGCTATATGACGCTAATACTTCTACGAATTTTGAATTACATAATTCTGAAGAAACAGAGCTTGTAATTAAAATTTTAGAGCTAGCAGGTATGTTAACGAAACAAATGGATGTAACTCAATATGCCGGTCAAAAAGACGCACAAGGCGTACAACAAGAAAAGACATAATAAATGGGATTATTAAATCAAACTACAAAAGGATATTACGATAACAGCGCAAATTATGGCAGCTACCAATTTGTTAGTTTATCAGATTTGGTAAATAATTTTATTTTAGCTTATGTAGGAGAAGATAAAATTATAAGTAAAGTTAAAAAAACAGACGTATTATTTCATACTCGTAGAGCTATTCAAGAATTTAGTTTTGATACCATACCTTCGGATAAATCTATTGAAGCTGAATTAGGTCCAGCGTTAAGCTTTGTATTACCGCAAGACTATGTAAACTATGTACGTTTTTCTTATATAGATGATGACGGTATAGAAAGAATTATACACCCTACAAGATTAACTAGTAACCCAACATCACTAAAAGGAACAGCT